AAGAAGATACAATGGTGCGGCATATATTGCTAAAGTAGGGACATCAACTGTACCAACAAACACTAGTTATTGGTCATTACTTGTGAATGATGGAACAGTCAATTATACATGGATTAAATATGCTGATGATGCTATTGGCACGGGGTTAAGCAATACTTCAACAGGTAAAAGTTATATTGGTATTGCGGTCAATAAGAATTCTAATACAGAATCTACTATAGCTAGTGATTATGAGTGGACTCTTATTAAAGGAGATAAAGGTGATACAGGTACAGCGGGAACTAATGGTACTAACGGAACTGGAACTGTAAACTCTATAACCGCAGGCACTGGTCTTTCTGGTGGAACTATAACAACTACTGGGACTATTGCTCTTGCAGATACAGCAGTAACAGCAGGAAGTTATACAACTGCTAATATTACTGTAGATGCTCAAGGTAGAATTACTGCGGCAGCTAATGGGACTGGAGGTAATGCTGGTACTGTAACTTCAGTAGCAGCATTAACTTTAGGAACTACAGGAACTGATGTTAATTCAACTGTAGCTACTGGAACAACAACACCAGTAATTACTTTGAATCTTCCTAATGCAAGTGCAACTGCTAGAGGGGTTTTAACTTCTGCTGATTGGACTACTTTTAATACAAAACAAGAAGCTCTTGTTAGCGGTACAAATATCAAAACAGTTAACGGCAACTCACTTTTAGGTTCTGGAGATATAACTATTTCTGGAGGTTCTGGAGGAGTTTCAACAGGTAAAGCCATTGCTATGGCAATCGTATTCGGAGGTTAATCTAAATGATAACTCAAGCCGAACTAAAAAGATTATTTGATTATAGAGATGATGGAAATCTTATTAGAAAAATCTCAACTGGAGGTCCTTCTGGTGAAGTTGGTGCTGTTATCGGTAGTATATCTACTTATAGTAATAGCCCTAATAAGAAATATATATCAACTAAAATACAAGGAATATCTTATAAAGTTCACAGATTGATTTTTTTATGGCATAATGGCTACTTACCAAAACAATTAGACCATATAAACAGAATTACATTGGACAATAGAATTGAAAACTTACGTTCAGCAACAATATCTGAAAATGCAAGTAATAGAAAAATATTCTCATCAAATACCTCTGGAGCAAAAGGTGTTTCATGGCATAAAATTTCTAAGAAATGGTTTGTGTATATTGATATTAATAAAAAACGTAAAAACATAGGCTACTTTGACGATTTTGAATTAGCTGAACTTGTATCTTTAGAAGCACATGATAAATTTCACGGTGCCTTTGCAATCTAATATTTTAGTAAAAGGAAACAAATATGGCTCCAAACATAGTTAATGTTGCAAACATCTATGCAAAGACAACTTACCTTACCCCAGCGGTAACGACCGCAGTTGTTCTTTTGCCTAATGCAGCAGCAAGCGGTAAAGTTTATAAAGTAAACCAAATTTTAGCAGCTAATGTTGACGGAACTAACTCTATCAATGCAACTGTTTCTATTTATACTAATGGCGCAGTAGCTCAAGGCTCTGCTCCTTCTGGCGGTACAGCTTACCCTATTATTTTTACAGTAGCTATTCCAGCAGGTGCATCTTTGAACGTACTTGATAAGTCTACTGCTGTTTATTTAGAAGAAGGTACTTCAATTACTGTCACTTCTGGTACAGCTAGTAAAATCACTTACACTTTAAGTTATGAAGATATTTCATAAGGAGCTTTCTAATGGCTAATCGTTGGAAAGGTAATTTTGTTGTCGCTACTGCAGCTACTTCTAGCGGTACTATTTATACTGGAGTAGCTAACGGCTCTTGGGGGTTAAATAGTCAACTACAGCAAAAACAAGCTGGGTTATGGGCGGGTGCTGTTGGTGCGCCCTCAGTCCCTACTATAGGAACTGCTAATGGAGGTAGCACTTTAGCGACAGTAAGTTTTACTGGAAGCTCTGTAACTGGTGGAGGAAGTTTAACTTACACAGCTACAAGCACTCCTTCTGGAATTACCGCAACCTCAGCAACAAGTCCAATTACTGTAACTGGGCTAACTAATGGAACGGCTTACACTTTTACAGTTCGTGCTAATAACAGTTTAGGATATTCTAGTGCTGAAAGTGCTGCTAGTAATAGTGTAACTCCTATTGGAGGGTTTGTAGCTGCTGTTGGTTCAACATCTCCTTATGTTACAGCTTATGGTTGGGGTGATGGTGTAGGTTTTGGTTCTAAATTTACTAATCCTTCTACAGCAGCAGGTACCTCAAGCACTGGTGTTTCTATAAACCCAAGTAATTCAGCTATTATTGTAGGTTCTGGAGGTTCTCCAACTGTCAACGCTTATGCTTGGAGTAATGGTTTTGGTAGCAAATACACAATACCTGCTACAGTACCTACATCATCTGGAAGTTGTTCTTTTAATACAGCGGGTACAGTAGCTGCATTTTTGTATAATGTTACCAGTTTTCCTGTAATTGCTTATGCTTGGAGCGATGGCTCTGGTTTTGGGACTAAATATGCTAACCCAGCTACTACTACTTCGGGTAGTCAACGCAACCTACAATTTAATTCAACTAGCACTTTAGTTACAACATCTTGTGGTAGTAGTGGAGGTCCTTGGGAACCAAACGTATATATTTGGAGTGATGTTTCTGGATTTGGCTCTAAGTTTACTAGCCCTTTTACAACTAACGCATCATTCACAGGAGGTAGTAGATTTAATAGCGATTCTTCCGCTATAGTTTTTGTTACTTCTACCACGCCCTTTATTCATGCTTACGCTTTTAGCGGAAGTGGGTACGGTACTAAATTTTCAGACCCTGCAACTTTATCTGCTAATGGCTCAGATATAGTTTTTAATTCTACTAGTACAGCTATTGTTACATCAAACGCGGCACCTCCAGGAACTAATGCTTGGGCATGGAGTAGTAGTGGGTTTGGGACTAAATACAGCGCACCATCTACTACTATAGGTTCAACTACTGCAGTAAAATTTAATACAGCAAATAATAGTTTAGTATTTTCGCAAGGTTCTACTCCTTGGCTCGGAGCCTATGCTTGGAGTAATGGTTATGGAACTAAGTACGCAGATACTTCCACACTACATGGGTCATCTCTTTCAAACGTAGCATTTTCAAATTAACTTTTAACAACAGGACATTTACAATGTATTTAACAATCACAAACCAAGACACAATCGATACTTTAGCTCTTAACGTAGTTCACCGTGAAAGAGAAGTTCATCAATACCAAATTAACATTGATAACTATACAGCTATGTTAGCTGCTCTACCACAAGGCGAAGTACCTGCTGACATTGCACCTTATATGGACACACCAACTGAAGAGCTACCAGCGTTTATCCCTTTAGATACTATTTCATTGATTGCAGACTATCAATATCGTAAACGTATTACTTTCTTAATCCGTACTGAAGCTATTGAACAAGGTAAAGCTAAACGAGTTCTTGACGCACTGAAAGCTCAAATCCCTGCTGACCAACTAGATGCTTTAGTTGCTGATGCTTTAGTTAAAGTTAATGCTCAATCTGCTCCTTCAGCTTAATAAAGTAACCGAGCCTAGCGGATTCTAGGCAATTCTTTTCGAGGTTTATATGTCTATCTTTGACGATTTAGTAGAAACAGTAAAAGACGTAGCTGAAGTTGCTATTGAGGCAGCAGTTCCTATTCTTCCGCATGAAGTTGTAGAGACAGTTGTTGGTGTGACGGTAGATTCAGTAGTTGATGTAGTATCTGAAGCTATTTCTTAGCTTAAAAGCCTATGGACTTTCTAAACTTTGTAACTGAAGTAGGATTTCCAATAGCAGCTGCTTGCGTGGGGATGTATTTTGTCTTCCTCACGCAAAAGTTTATCCTAGATTCTGTACTTGAGAAGGTTAAAAACCTCATTAATATTATTCAGCAATTAGACAAACGTGTGACATCAATGTCTAATGACATCGTGCATATTGATAATTTAATGTGCAAAGCATTAAAAATCCCTCCTGATGACATAAAACAAGGAAAGTGATATGGAACTTAAAGATGTGGCTGAGTATATTAATCAATACGGATTTCCAATTATTGCATCGATTGGAATGGGGTACATTGTCTATTATGTTTGGACTTGGACTACAACAATTATAAAACCAATTCTCGATGAAGCCTATGCGGTACTTGTGACATTAATAGACCAAATACGCATATTAGATTCAGATATGATTCGATTGAAACAGAAATTAAGCACTGTATTACTACTCAAAACACCACATGAATAACTTGACAAAAACACGAAAATCGTGTAATGTAGCACAATCAAATCAAGGAGTTATTTAATGTTTATCGTAGAAGATGGTACTGGAAAAGTGGATGCTAATTCGTATTGTAGCGTTGCGTTTGCAAATACTTACTTCACGGAAAGAGCAAACGAAACATGGGTTGATACCGATACAGATAAAAAACAAGCTGCATTAATTAAAGCAACAGATTATATTGAACTTAGATATTCTGTTCAATTTGCTGGCACAAGAATGTATCCAGATAACCCACAAGCATTGTCTTTCCCAAGATATGATAATTCAAGTAAACCAATTGGTGTACCACTTGCTATTCAAAAAGCAACTTGTGAATATGCAATCCGTGCATTAAGTGCTGAATTAACAACTGATTATTCAAATGAAGTTGGTGTGAATACACGAATTAAAGTTGGTTCAATAGAAAAAGAAACATCATATCCAACTAAAATCATTTCACAAAAAGTATATAAAAGTTATCCTGCGGCAGATAAATTAGTTGCACTTTATTTGAAAGCCAATTCTTCACAGGTGATTCGATGAATTGGGGTGAATTAGTTCTTGAAGTTGATGACGTAATTACTGAGATGGGACAACCCATCACAATTACTTCTGTGACACAAGGAACGTATGACCCTGCTTTAGGTAAATCAACTGACACTGTAAAAAATATCACTTCAATAGGCGTGTTATTTGATTATGGTGACCAAGATATTAATGGAACGACCATTATGCGTGGTGATAAAAAACTACTCGTTAAACCATCAGGTTTAACTTCTGTAACCACTAACGATACTGTGACCATTGGTTCAACAAAATACCACATTGTATCTGTGACTCAAACAAATCCAGCAGGAACAAATCTCCTTTACGAATTAGGGATTAGAGGGACAGCCTAATGGCTGATTACAGTGAGTCCATATTAATTAGTAACCTTACAAAACAAGTAGAAGTAAAAGCAAAAAAGGTTATTGATAGAACATTAGAAAAAGTTGTAAATGAGTTAATGGAAACATCACCTGTGGGTGAACCCGATTTGTGGAAATGGAAACCAAAACCTGATTATGAAGCAGGTCACTATAAAGCAAATTGGCAACACACGATTGATTCACCTGCTACAGAAGAAATAGAAGGTGAGGATATTGAAGGTACAGTGACTCGCGCTAGGATGTTAAACAGTATTAAAAATAATAATAAATTACTCACAACACACTATTTCACAAACAATGTAAAGTACGCAAGTACAATAGAATATCAAAATTGGGCGATTCATAATGAAGCTCCAAGACTACAAGGACATATTGCATCAAATCTTGTTGGGTCAAATGCAACTAGAAAAGTCCCCACATTTTTAGCAGAATCAATTAGGGAGGTAGGATGAGCCAAATCAAAATTAGAGCTGCATTAGAGACTGCCCTAGCCACGATTACACCGAGTATTGATACTCAGTATGAAAATACTGCTTACACGCCTAAAACAGGTGTTCCTTATCAATCTGTGTCACTTGTTATCAATTCTACTAACCCTACACTTGGCGATGCTTTCTATCGTGAGATTGGAATAATGTTGATTACACTTCATTATCCATTATTGGGCGGTACATTTGATGTGATGACTCAAGCAGAAAAGATTCGTGCTAAGTTTAAACGTGGTCAAACATTTACAAAAGATAATATCTCAGTTCTCTGTGATAAAACACCAGATATTCGGTCACTCCCTAATGAGCCAGACCGTTTTGTTGTAGCAGTAAAAATATATTTTTATAGTAATATTATTTCTTAAGAAAGGAGTTTCACAATGGCAGTTTCTATTGCATCGGGTATTTTTAAGACCCTAAGCTATGCTAAAGAATTCGAGCTTGGTAAAGTCCAAGATACAGCGGGTGAAGGCTTGACTTCTCCTGCAAGTATTGCAGTATCAACTGGTATTGCACAAGGTGACAATTTAGCATTAGGTACAAACTTAACTGTAACGGGTTTATTGGCTATTGGTCAATTATTCCAAATTGGTTCTGATAAATATAAAGTTTCAGCAGTAACCACTAACACTTCAGGTAACACTACAGCCGCTACAATCGTCAGTTTGATTGCTGGTGATGCTAAAGCATTAAACAACTATTCTGCTGGTGTTAAAGTTACTTTATTAGCTTCAACTGAAGAATTCCCAATCACAACTGCAAGTACTCCTGCTATTGGTCAAGCACCAACTGCGGCAACAACTGGCGCAACAGGTACTGGTACTGCGGGTCTTTCAACTTTAGCTATTGGTGGATTCACAGCGGGTATTATCCCTGTAGGTCAACGTCTATCTATTGGTGGTAATGCGTATATCGTAACTGCATCTGTTGCAACTGGTGTGGTAACTACATCTGTAACAGTATTCCCTGTATTAGTAACAAGTCCTTCATCAGGTGCAATTACTTTTGTAACTTCAATTACAGGTAAATATTTAAGACGTGTTAGTTCTAACATGAACTTAAAATTACAAACATTCAAATCAAACGAAATTCGTACTGATATGCAACGTGCTGACCTTGCAGTTGGTGGTCGTACTGTAGATGGTACAATTTCTGGTGAGTTATCTAACAAAACCTATGCTGATTTCATTGGTTCTACACTCCGTAGAGATTTCACAACAGGTGCAACAGCATCTTCTGTGGCAATTACAGCAGCAACTGCAACTAAAGATACTCCACGTTTGGCATTAGTTACATCAACAGATACCACAGCAACTTTAAAAGTTGGTGACGTTGTTTATACATCTGCTTGGGGTAATACCACATTAAACGCTTTCAATAACTATAACTTTATCGTTATTGAAAACACTGCAACTAAAATTGTATTGGATTTATTGAAAGATAACTTCTCTGCGAACATTGCATTAACTGGTTTAGCAAT